GGAAAGCTCACCGAGCTGGCGCAGCATATCGTGACCGCCGTAGATTCGTATGCCGAAATAAGCCCGTCCGGAACAGGTGTTCATATCAGCTGTAGCGTGAAAGGCATTCAATATGACAAAAAACGTTACTACGTCAACAACCGAAAAATCGGGCTGGAGGTGTATGTCGCGCCATTCGTTACGCACACTATGTCAGTCACAGGAAACGCTCTCAATAATAAAGGAATAGAAGAGCGTACAGAAGCTGTCAAGGAAATCCTCGAAAAGTACATGGTCAAACCGGAGAAACCGCAGAAGGCGAAAAGCAAAGCCCCCGGCAGCTACCTCTCCGACGAGTCCGTCATCTCAAAGGCGCTGTCCTCCAAGCAGAGCGAGAAGTTCAAGGCGCTCTGGAGCGGCGACATTCCAGACGGCAAAAGCCACAGTGAAGCGGATCAGGCGCTCTGCACAATGCTGGCTTTCTGGTGCGGCGGCGATACCGCGCAGATGGACAGGCTGTTTCGGCAGTCAGGCTTGATGCGTGAGAAGTGGGAGCGCGAGGACTACAGCAGCATGACGCTGGAAAGCGCCGCGGCGCTCACCACCGAGTTCTACAAGCCTATCGCCGTGGACGGCGCTGCCGACGACTTCAACGAAACGACACAGGCGCTGCTCCGGCTGAATCCCGCGCGGAACAACCGCTATCGCAACGGCGACATCGGCTTTGGCAGACTCTTTGCGGACGTGTACAAGCGCGTCGCCCGGTATGTGCCGGAGCGAAAGAAGTGGTACATCTACGACGGCTCCCGTTGGGTGCCGGACATCGGCAGTCTGATGGCGATGGAGCTGTGCAAGAAGCTGGCGGACGGACTGCTACTGTACCTGCTGACCTTCAAAGACGAATCCGTCCGCATCCGCAATCTGGAGGACTACAGCAAATGGCAGCAGCGCAGACTTCGGGATATTTATCTCAAGGAGGCGCAGAGCGTATATCCCGTGTCGATGGCGGAATTTGACGCAGACCGCTATTTGCTCAACTGCGAGAACGGTACGCTCGACCTGCAGACGATGGCTTTCCGTGACCATGACCCGGAGGACAGGCTCACAAAGATTGCTCATGTCAAATATGACCCAAATGCCACCAATGACCGTTTTACCCGCTATATCGGCGAAATCATGAGTTGCGATACCGAGCGGGCAGTATTTCTGCAAAAGGCGCTCGGCTATTCGGTCAGTGGCGATACCCGGCATGAGTGTATGTTCTTCCTCTACGGCGAGACCACGCGTAACGGTAAAGGCACGCTGATGGAGAGCATCCTGCGCGTCATGGGCGACTACGGCAGAGCGGTCAGACCTGAAACCATTGCGCAGAAGCAGAACGTAAACAGCCAGAATCCCAGCGAGGACATCGCCCGTCTTGCGGGTATCCGCTTTGCCAACATCTCAGAACCGAGCCGTGGGCTGGTGCTCAACGCGGCGCAGGTCAAGAGCATGACCGGCAACGATACCCTCAACGCCCGCTTTCTCAATGAGAACAGCTTCGATTTCCAGCCGCAATTCAAACTGTATGTCAACACAAACTACCTGCCCGTCATCAGCGACATGACGCTGTTCTCCAGCGGACGCATTCTCATTATCCCGTTCGACAGGCATTTCGAGGAATGGGAGCAGGACAAGACCCTGAAAGCCGCATTTGCCGAGCCGGAAGCGAAAAGTGCCATTTTCAACTGGCTGCTCAAAGGCTATGCGCTCCTATGTCAGGAGGGCTTCACCGTCCCGAAATCCGTGGCGGAGGCGACGCAGGCTTATTCCCATGAGAGCGACAAAATCGCGCAGTTCGCGGATGAGCGGCTGGAGCCAGACACTGACGCGGAGACCCGCACAGCCGCTGTGTATGACGAATACCGGCGCTGGTGCAGCGACAACGGCTGCTACACCGAGAACAGCCGCAACTTCAACCATGAGCTGCGCAAGTTCGGCACCGTGGTCAGGCGGCGACCGAAGGACAGCGGCGAAAAGACCACGCTGCTCCTCGGCTACAAGGTGCGCGAAGGAATGGAGTTCTTGAAATAACACGGGGCAGCTTGTGGCAGATAAAAACAGTCCTTCTCTATATAGGTACTTTTCAACTGGCTGTAAAAACCTGCCCCATACCTGCCCCAACGTGGAAAAGGAGCGCAACGATGACGGATAAACAGCCTCGGTGCCGTTCTCCCACCCGGTGGGGGAGGTCGAATCTCCACAGCTTTTCATCTTGGACAGCGGCGGGGGGCTTCGTACACAAAAACGCGAATTCAAACGGGTAATATACCCAAAATCAAACAACACGGAGGTTACCAATATGAAACGTAAAATCTGCTACGGCACAAAGCCGAAATTTACAGCTAACGACAGAGGAATGTTCTCTCACGGCAATTACGATTGTCACTTCCTGCTCCAAAACCGAAAGGGTGAGCCTGTGGCTATCTCCCAGAACAACGACCCTGAGTTTCCGGTTTGGAAGGTCGAATACGGCTGCTCCTGTGTGGTGTTTGGCACTTATGAGGAAGTTATTGCCTACTGCAAAGGTCGCTTCAGTGACCTTAAGGGAAATCCACTTTCCGACAAGGAGGCGTGACGCCATGAGACTCAGCCGAAAAATGGAGCGGCATCTGCGCGTACACATAGACCTCGCTGTGTTCCGTATTCTGTCGGTCATACCGCAGTCCCGCAACAGCGCGGTGATTCTACTCGTGCCAAGGAATCAGAACGAGGATAAGTACTTCAATATGAAGTGCCGCAATGAAAGCTACTGGTATTGCACCATTGACCAGATGCTTGACGACTGCATTGACAGAGGCTTCATCAGCCGAATCCATGCTGCTCTGCTCAAGCACAGCTGTGAAAAATTCGCAAGGAGGAAAAAAGCATGACGGACATCGTATATCACCCGCTGATAGACGCGGACACGGACGGAATCGAAAAGATACCCATGTTTGGAAACACCAGCTACGGAGCGGTCAATGACCACCACGGCTTGTACCTTGAGGAATTCGTCCCTCGCCGCTACCGGCTTCAAGCCAGCACTCCACACAGCATGACCGACTACCTCAAGTACAAAATCCACTGCCCCTACTGCGGCGAGGTCATGGATTCCATTGCGCCGCACCTCGACCAGCACACGCTGGCCGTCTATACCTGCAAAAACTGTTATTAAGTTAGGAGGATACAACAATGTTAACTTACGAAAAAATCACCGACGCTTTTTGGAAAAGCATGAGAAATGCCGCTGTTCCACCGGAATTGCGCGATATAACAAACGACCCGGCTCACCACCTCTGCGCTCTCCCGCATGACACTGCAACAGCTTACACGGCGGCATTAGCCAAAGAAAACCTGTTCCGCCGCTACGCTACAACAATCAAGGCCGCCGCGAACAGTGACAGGATCATCACCACGGATACGCCTGTTGATGCGGAATGGGTGTCTGAAAACGGCACTATTCCCGAAGCTGACCTGAATGCGACCTATCTCGGTCTGGAGATGCACAAGCTCGCCTGCATTTCGATGCTGGACAGCAACTTTGTGTACGACACGGGCTTCGACATTGAGGGCTATCTGACTCACGATTTCGCCAAAATATTTGGAAAAGCGGAGGAAGACGCTTTCATCAACGGTAACGGCTCGGACGCTCCGAAAGGCATTCTTCACCCCATAGACGGCGCTGATGTCGGCGTGACAGCCGCTTCTGCTTCCACCATCGCGTTTGACGAGGTGAACAGGCTGTTCTTCTCTCTGAAGCCGGAATACCGCATGAACGCCATCTGGACGATGAACGACGAGACAGCGCTGGCGCTCCGTGACCTCAAGGACAGCACCGGCAATTATCTCTGGCGCGGCACAGCCGACACGTTGCTCGGCAGACCCGTGGTTATCTCCAATCATATGCCCTCTGCGGCAAGCGGTAGCAAACCAATTTCTTTCGGGGATTACAGCTACTTTTGGATCGTCGAGCAGGAATCGCTTCAAGTCAGAGCCTTGCACGAAAAATACTCCTTCGCCAATAAAACAGGCTATCTCGGAGTGGAGCGTTTGGACGGACGCCTTATCCGCTCTGAGGCTGTAAAGGTCATTCAGATGGCTGAGTAATCACCACTGGCGGCGCTGTGTTTGTCACTCAGGCGCAGCGCCGTTATCTATAGCATAGACGGGAGGTGTCGCTTATGGACGAAAAAGTGAATAGCCGTATCACTCGCAAATCCATAGGCGGCACCGTCTATGTGGTGGAATCTATGGTGAGCGACGCGGCGAAGGAAACGGCATACGAAAAGCTAAAACGGCTCATCTTGACAGGCGCGAAAAGCCGCGAAAACATATCAAATAGTTCGGATTTATATCAGCAAATACACTCGACTTCTTCAAAATAGTACGGTAATATACACGATGCCAACCGCTTGAAGACTGTCGGAAACGGAGGATTATATGTATAGACAGTCAACGATAAGCACCAGCCGCAGAACGGCTGCGGCATCGGAAGCTGATAAAATAACGGCTCTCTACTGCAGATTATCCCGTGACGACGAACTTGCGGGAGATAGTAACAGCATCGTAAACCAAAAGGCTATACTCAAAAAGTACGCGGACGACAATGGTTTCCGCAACACCTCGTTCTTTGTGGACGACGGCTTTTCAGGCACGAATTTTGAAAGGCCGGATTTCCAGCGCATGGTGTCCGAGATGGACGAAGGGCGCATCGGCACGATAATCGTAAAGGATATGTCGAGGCTTGGGCGCGATTATCTGAAGGTGGGCTATTACACCGAGGTCGCTTTTCCCAATGCCGATGTTCGCTTCATCGCCATCAATAACGGTGTGGACAGCGCAAACCAGCAGGATAGCGACTTCACACCATTTTTGAACATTATTAACGAGTGGTACGCGAAAGACACCAGCAAGAAAATCCGCGCTGTGTTCAAGTCGAAAGGTCAGTCCGGCAAGCCGCTCTGCACGAATCCACCATACGGCTATGTGAAGAGCGCCGAGGATAAGCTGAAGTGGGTCGTCGATAAAGAGGCCGCCGAGGTGATCAAGGACATTTTCAAAATGTGCATGATGGGGCTGGGTCCTACGCAGATAGCCCGAAAACTGGAACAGCGTTGTGTCGAGGTGCCTACGGTGCATCTGAACCGCATGGGCATAAATACTCCGGCGAGACAGCCAGATAATCCTTACGCTTGGCAGTCACGGACGGTCGCGGATATACTCGCGAAAATGGAGTATCTTGGACACACGGTCAATTTCAAGACTTACAAAAAGTCCTACAAGAGCAAGGCTAAGGTCTGGAACGACCCAGAGGATTGGGAGGTTTTCGAGAACACCCACGAAGCCATTATAGACGAGGCTACATGGGACGTCGTTCAAAAAATCCGCGAAGGAAAACGCAGACCGTCGCGCATGGGCGAAATGGGCGCTCTTTCCGGTATGATGTACTGCGCCGACTGTGGTGCGAAGCTGTATCAGGTCAGAGCCAACGGCTGGACGCATGACAAGGAATATTTCGTCTGCGCTACATACCGTAAAAAGAAGGGCTTGTGCAGTTCCCATCAGATACGCAATGTGGTCATCGAGGAGCTGGTGATGGACGATTTGAAGCGCGTCATTGCCTTTGCCAGCGAACACGAGCGCGAGTTTGTCGAGCTGGTACAAAGGGATTCCGAGAAAAAACGCGCTGCGGATATGCGGCTTGCACAGAAGGAATACGAGCAAGGGCAGTCGCGGATAGCGGCGCTGGACAAAATCATGCAGCGTCTTTACGAAGACCATGTGATGGAGAAAATCTCGGAGGAGCGTTTCAGCCGGATGTCCGCTGATTACGAGGCCGAGCAGAAAGCCCTCGTGGAGAGAGCCACGGTGCTCAAAGCCATGCTCGATGCCACAAAAGAGCGGGCGCTCAACATTGACCGCTTTCTCACGCGCGTAAAGGGCTACACGGATTTCACGGAATTGGACGGAGAGATAATCCGCGAGTTCATTGAAAAAATCATCGTCTACAAAGCCGAAAAGGTCGATGGCGTCCGTACCCAGCGCATCCAGATTATCTACAACTGCATCGGCGCAGTCGAGATTCCGAAAACGCACGAAAAAACGGCATAGCCGCATCTCACGACTATGCCGAGTTTTTCAGGAATTACCAATCCCTATGGTAGGACGCCTTTTATCAGCCCGTTTTTTTGTTGCCATGAATGCGCGGGATTTTGCCGCAGCCTCGTAACGAAACAGCGGTGCGGCATATGCCCCAAATCCCGCCGCCCCCTCATTCTCCGCGATCTTCATCCCTGTGATGAAGAAAAAAGAGGTAGGAATATCCGACCGGCAGGATGATCAGGCAGGCGGCGACGGCGGCCGTCAGGTACGGGATCTCCAGAAACGCGCCGGCGATGATGAGCATGCCGCCGGCGGCCCAGACAAATCCCGAGAATCTGTGGGTGTGGTTCCAGTTTTCCTCGTCGTCCAGCGTCCACGGCAGCTTGATGCCGATGGTGTAGTTCCTTTTGCATTTCGGCAGATAGTTTCCGCTTATCACAATCGCGAGACCTGCGATTGCGGTGACAATCATGACGATCGGCACGTTTTTCCCCATTGCCGTAAACAACGTGACCGGCATGATAATCAGCGAAACAACGGGAACGAGCCATTTGGCCAGTATTCGCAGCGAAGCGGCGGAGTTTTCCACCTTAGGGTCCGCCGAAAGACGAAAATGCGCATACAGGTTTACGCCGGCCAACAGCAGCGGCAGACCGAATGCCGCCAGAGCCTTCGGCAAATAGCTGTCCGGGGTTCCGGCATTGTCGAAATGAACGGCGATCCGCTCCGGCAGGCCGTTGTAGAGCAGGATCGATAACGCGATCGGCAAAAGGCATAAACCCGTGGAAAGAACGGCCGCTTTATTCTTCATGATCTTTTCCTCCGAACTGTGAGATCCACAGCATCATTTCTTCAAAAACAGAAGCGTTCAGCTCGTAATAAACAAAGTTTTTATATTTGCTCTCCGTGATAAGCCCCGCTTTTTTTAGCTGGGATAAATGGTAGGAAATCGTTGCGCCGGACAGATCGAAAGCATCTGCGATTTCGCCGGCGGACAGTTTGCCCGCGCGCAGCATGACCAAAATCTCCCGTCGAACCGGGTCGGAAAGAGCTTTGAATGTTTCAGGAAATCCCAAACCGCACCCCTCGCATTCTATTTTTATTTTTTTCTAAATAGATAGTAGCAGATCGGCATAAGGAAGTCAATATCTATTTCGATATTTTTAAAAATAACCGGCCATACTTCGGTCATCGGGCAAAAAGAAAAAGCAGAAGATCGCCGGAGAATGTGAACGCATAATATCAAAATATGGCGGCGCTCTTGGTATCGGTAAATAAAAAAGCAGGGGACCGCATTGTTGTGCGATTCTCTGCTTTTTTTCATGCGAAGTAACGTACTCGATAATACAATCTAATTTTGCCTCCGCCATTTTTGAAAAAGGGGTGAAAAAGCATAAAAGAGGGGAAACCGCAAAAGCATCGCACTTCCAAGCTTTTCTATCCACGTTCGCTGCCTTAGCTTTATGAATGTAAAGCCATTTGTACGCAGATAATTGACGGTGGATTATGAGCACCCATCCGCGATTAGACCAATGTAACTATGAATTTTGGCCGATTTATCACTCAAAAATTGTAAGGGTGGCTTCGTCCTTGCCGCTCAATTAGTGCGGCAATAGGGACATGTGTGACTATGATGTTCTCCGTAATAACATGAGCATGGCGGCTCAGGTTGCTCACAATCAGAGAATTGAGCCTCTTGAACCAATACATAAAGCAATCCGGCAAGAATATTGATATAGAAAAATATTATTTGATAAAGTATTTACAAAATATTATCACTGACGTATAATGATATCGGGCAGTGCGGAGGTGGGTACAATAGACGAAAAAAGCTGTGTTGAGGCTCAGAAGTTCTTGGAGCGAGTACGATCTCTCCTTGCAACCAACCAGTTTCAAGTATCACAACGTGATAATAACCAAAAATTTCTTAAAAAATATAGAATAAAAGATCAAAAAATAAAAGAAATGCTTTTGGCCTTGAATGGCACGGATTGTACAGCCATAGAGCCCAATAATAACTCTAGGTATCGTGAGGCTCTGGTTTACAAATTTATGAAAGTGTATGAACTTGACTATTTCGGCGATACTTGCGACGTAACCGTGTATATTAAGCAATATATTATCGAAGAAAAGACATACGACTTGGTGATGGTGATATCTTTTCACGAAGATGATAAAGATTAAGTCTTTTTGAAAGGAGGAGATAATTATGGACACTAGATTTTGTGAAAACTGTGGTGGTAAAACTGAATATACCGTATCTGATAGACAATCTAGTGAAACAATACGCGGGATAAACTTTTCGTATACAGAGGAGTATGCTATTTGCGGTGTTTGTGGCGAGCCGGTTTATGTACCAGAAATCCACGATGCAAACATTGACCGTATTGAGGCTGCATATCGAAAAGCCGCCGGTCTGATTTCTGTCGGAGAAATCAGAAATATTATGGATAAATACGCTATAGCAGCCAATCCCTTATCAAAAGTATTAGAGTTTGGAGAAGTTACTATTGCTAGGTATTTGGCTGGGCAAACACCATCAAAAGCAAATTCAAACAAATTACTTGAAATTTCTGCATCTGCAACTAAAATGGACGAATATTTGCTGAAAGCGCAAGGATCTATAACAGACGTGGCATTTCGCAAATGCAAAGAAGCAGTGGATTGCCATAAAACATTTAGTGATAATCCAAATAAGATCGAAGCCGTTGCACAGTATTTAATTAATCAGTTAACAGAAGTAACGCCTTTGGCGTTGCAAAAATTGCTATATATTTCTCAGTCATTTTACGCCGTGTTAAACCCTGGCACATTTATGTTTGATGATGATTGTCAAGCATGGGCCCGTGGACCCGTTTATCCTGATGTATACTATAAATATCACGAATATGGTTATAATCCAATTGACTCAACTAAGGAATGTTTTGATCGCCCTGAAGCAAAGTTGTCTCTCAAAGAACTTGAAGTTTTAGATCAAGTCATAAAAACCTTTGGAAGATTTTCCGGCACCGTTCTTGAACGCATTACGCATTTAGAAGATCCGTGGATACTGGCACGTGGTCACCTTCAACCAACAGATCGTAGCCAAAATATCATTAGCAAAGCATCAATAACCGAATATTTCAGTAAAGTTGTCAGCGAATATGATATTGCAACAGCAAAAGATATTGAAAAGTATTGCACGGCAATGTATATGAGAGTTTGATATGAATTCACCCACTTTTAGCCTTTTAAAGAAACCGTTTGATTGTATCAATGGCTTTCAGCTTCGCTGGCACAGGCAATCCAAGATGCGTGGCGTTTTCCAACAGGGACACTCCTTCGTTAGAAATGTAGAAAAAGATAATTGCTGTCCGCAAAACGCTGCCAGTGCCAATGATCTGTGTGTCGAGGATGTGCCCGACGCCGACCATAATAAAAATGAGCACCTTCTTGAAGATGCCCTTGAAGCCAACCTCGCTGCTGAGGTTTTTATCAATAACCGCGCACATCAGGCCGGTGATGTAGTCTGTTACTATGAAAGCAAACAGCGCATAGAGAAACCCATCGTATCCGCCGAAAAACCATCCGAGCCATCCGCCGACAGTGGCAAACGCTACCTGAATCCAATTCCAATCTTCCTTCATATCTTTACTCCTCCTCAAATTTTATAAATTCGGCAAGGGCGGAAATATCGTTCACCGAGAGGGAAAAACCCGGCTTCACCTTGAGCGGTATCGGCGGCCTTTCATATTCCGTATTGAACTCAAAAAGCTCCCGGAGCTTGGCCTCGGCTTCCTTACCCTCATACGCCGCCGTAATCTTTTCGCGTTCGGCATTAAAAAAGCCGAAGATTGTCCTCCTTAATTTTCATTGAAATCGGCTGCTGCCGTTGACATCGCCGGACGTTTATCATCCTCCGGCACGAGTGTGGGTTTGCCCTGCGGCTTTTCGATGTATGGACTCAGGAGTTCGTCGAAGCGGGATTTTCCGAGCAGTTTTTGCATGGCGGTAACGCTGAGCACCTTTTGCTCATACGGGTCGAAACCCGCGTGCTCAACAACGCCGGCGACAGCCGCGTCATTGACGTACTTTCTGTTGGAGCGGCCCTCGATTAACTTCCAGCCGGGCCACTCCTTGCCGCTGATCGCCTGCTGCAGGGCGTATTCCTTGATATCCGACGCCCATGCGACGAGGTTGTCTACCTTGGCGAGGATATCTTCGATATCCTCATCCGTGAGGAGCAGCGGGAGCTTGAACTCATACTGAGCCAGTGCGAGATTCGCTTCGGCTCGGGCTCTGCAGTCGTTCTTTGCCTTGCAGAAGCCGCACCACTCGCCACAGAGAAAGTTTCCGTCACCGGCAAAGGCAAGCTCGGAGGTAGGCTTGAGCACCCCATCGGCCCATTTGAGCAGGTCCTCTTTAGAAAGCTCGTAGGTGCTGACGTTATCCCGGCGCGGCTGGTAGATGGTCATACTAACGGTTTCAATATCGTAGATGGCATCAAACAACTCCAGTGCGCCAAGGGCGTAGCACATCAGCTGCGGGTTCTTATTGGCGCTCACAAGGAAGCCAAGTCCGTGCTTGTAGTCAATGATTTGCAGAGCACCGTCCGCGATGATTAGCGCGTCTGCTGTTCCGAAACCATCCTCCACCCAGCGGGAGAAGTCCACACGCTGCTCAATGAGCACCACGGGATCGGCGCAGACCTGCTTGGCGACCTCAACCTGTTCGAGTACATAAGCGGCGTAGCCGGTGGCGCAGTCGTTCATTTCCTCATTGAACCAGGTTAGGTTCTCGGTGGGGTCCTCTGCTTCCAGCCCCAGCGCTTGACGCAGCTTGTACTCACAAAGCGCGTGGGCGTCGGTCCCCTCGGCGGCGTAGTTGCTGCCTTTATCCGTATAACTCTCACAGAGCCGGGCGGAAGGCGGGCAGTGCAACCAGCGGTCGGAGCTTGATGCTGAGAGAACTGCATGTTCTTTAGGTGGCATCTTTCAGCACCTCCACATCGGCAAGAAGTACTTTGTAGCTGGCGGGGTCAAGCTGCGAGAGCTTATCCGCACCGTACTTCTGTAGCAGAGAGCGAATCTGAGCGGTGAAGCCTGCACGGGACTTGTCTGCAAGGACAGCTCTGACCGCTTCCAACGTCAGCACGGGCTCTGCGGCAGGCGCTTCTTCAGCCGGCTCATTGGCGCTGAATGCATCGGCCAGCCAGTTTGCCACGCTGTTAATAGCGGCAGCAGCGTTGCGCAGTTCCTCGATAGATGCAGCCATATCGCCCATTTTGCTCATCTGCTTTTCCTCCTTCCATGTGTTGACTCTGATCGGCAAGTATCGTGAGTTTTCTTGCCAGACGCTTGGACACAACGCTGATTGCGGTCAGGATTTCAATGAGCTCCTCGTCAGCAGCGCGGGTCCGGGTATCGGTTTCGTACACTTCATTTTCACCTCCAGCCTGAAAGCGGTTATTCTTGCTTTCACGACTTGCTGGACATGAAGGAGTCGTTTTGACGAAGAACACGAAAAGAACTTCAAATTTTTCTTTGCTGTGTGTTCGTTAAGTAAAGTGAATTTATAACCTTTTACAAATGTTTTTATTTCGATAGGTTGATATTCGACTATATGGCACTCACGCAGATAGAAAAAGCCTCAGATTAAGACACTGTGGCACCGGATAGTGGAATGGCATACTGCATGAAATAAATCGAATACAAAAAAACGGGTCCGCCTGCAACGATGATGTTGCAAGTAGATCCGTTTTTTCGTGCTCATGCTATTTTACGCCTTCAGTTGGGAAAATGAACGTTTAGCTTTTGCTATGGTGGTGATCCTTTCGGTTGTACATATCCGCTCTGAAGACACAGAATAGCAAGTTGATTGCGACAATAATGGTACAGCGCCTATGTAAGACTTTTACAATGTCTTGTGAGCCCAAGATTTTTGTTATATAATGTAAAAATAGTAGTATTATAGAGGTAACTTGTACAGTGCATGGGAAAAGAGGATTTTTTCTTGCTCTTATTAACCACTGGACATGAGCGATAGGGGTACAGGGAATGGATGATATTTTGAAAATCATACCCAACAAGGTTGGTGAGGCGGAGTGATACAGCTTACAGGTTATCCTGTTGAACCGGTTTTGAAGATCCTATTAGAGGACAAGACCACGAAACAGAATATCATCTTTGCCACGGATATCTATACAGAGGATAACCCGCGATGCACTGCAAAAAGCGCCATGACAGTGGAACTGCTGCTGGGCTTTCAAGCCTGTCCTATCCAGCCAAGAGTGGCGAAAGCAGTGGAGGATCAGCAGGAACGCACGAGAAAAAAGGCGGAGGTATTCACGCCATCATGGATTTGTGCCCTGATGAACAACCACTGCGATGACGAGTGGTTTAGCAAGCAAAATGTGTTCAACACATTGGACGGGCAAGAGTGGCAGGTCAGTGAGGGGAAAATCCTGTTTGACGGAGGAAAAGGCCGGACATGGAAAGACTATGTGGATTCCCGGCGCATTGAAATCACCTGCGGAGAAGCGCCGTATATCGTTTCTCGATATGACACGACCAGTGGCGAGAGCATTGAGATCAAGAATCGAATAGGCATTCTGGATCGCAAACTTCGTGTTGTAAACGAGAACGCAACGGACGAATCGGAATGGATGAAATGGGTAATCCGTGCGTACCAGAGCGTTTATGGATATGAGTATCAGGGCGACAATTTATTGATTGCGCGAATCAATCTGCTGGAGACCTTTGTGGACTATACGGAAGACCGCTGGAACAGAAAGCCGACCATTCCGGAGCTGCAGAGAATAGCAAATATCATCAGTTGGAATTTCTGGCAGATGGACGGCATCTCCGGCACGATCCCCTATGGCGTTCCGAAGCAGGAAAATGAACAGATCAGCCTTTTCGGCTTTTTTGTGGAAGATCCAAAAGAAGAAGTGAACGAAACGTCGGCGTGTCGGATTTTCGACTGGCGCAAGGACCGATCCATTCCGTATACAGACGTAAGCGAGGGAATGAAGAATGAAATTTGACTTTGCAATCGGTAATCCACCATATCAAGAAACGCTTGAAAACACATCGGATGCCCCAGTATATAACGATTTTATGGATGCCGCATATCAGATTGCTGACAAAGTTGAGTTAATCACTCCTGCACGGTTTTTATTTGATGCAGGTAAAACACCAAAAGCATGGAACAAAAAAATGCTAAATGATGAGCATCTAATAGTCAAAGAGTATATACAGGACAGTAAAATGGTCTTTACGAATACGGAAATTAAAGGCGGCGTAGCCATTACATATCATGACGTAAGCAGAGTGTTTGAACCGATTGAGACATTTAGTCCATACAATGAGCTGAACAGTGTTGTTTTAAAAGTGAAGAAACATGAGGATTATAAATCCATATATGAAATAATGGTGACAAGTTTTGCGTATCACTTCACTAAAACATTATATAAAGAACATCCGGAGCTTAGAGGGCGACAAAGTAGCGGTCACGATTATGATTTAAAGTCCAATCTTTTTGATAAAATGCCCGAAATTCTCTTAGAATCTGAGCCAAATTTTGATTACGCAAAGTTATTAGGTAGAATTAACAATTTCCGCACTTATAGATATATAAAACGAGAATATTTAAACGATGTTACAAACTTCGATAAATATAAGATCTTTATTCCAAAAGCATGCGGTACCGGAGCTTTTGGAGAAGTATTAGCTTCTCCGATTGTTGAAGGGCCAAAGGTTGGTGCTACTGAATCGTTTTTGAGCATGGGTGCTTTTGATACAAAACATGAAGCCGAGAATGCCCTAAAGTATATTAAATCGAAATTTTTAAGAACTTTGTTGGGAGTCTTAAAAGTAACTCAAGAGATAACCCCAAATAAATGGAAGTACATTCCACTTCAGAATTTTACTTCAGAATCCGACATCGACTGGTCAAAATCGGTTCTTGAAATTGATCAGCAGCTTTACAAAAAATACGGTCTCACAAAAGAAGAGATTGATTTTATCGAAACTCATGTAAAGGAGATGGCGTAAATGGCTAAGCTTCCAGTCAAGACAACAAAAGCGGTTGTTCCGATGATCTATGCCTATGCCACTCCCGAGGTCGAAAGGCATATCGGCTGGTCAAAGATCGGATACACCGAGCAGGACGTAGAAACGCGCATTCAGCAGCAGACGCACACTGCGGATATCAGATTTGACCTTCTCTGGAAAGGCACCGCCATTTATGACGACGGCTCCGGAGACGTGTTCACCGACAAGGATTTTCATGTATATCTGCGGAAAAACGGAGTCGAAAACACACCGAGTACAGAGTGGTTTTATATCAACGGGGACGACTCCCGGAAGAAATTTTACGAATTCAAAGCGGATCGCGGCATTTTGAAAGCGATTGGCACCGCTGTTCCCTACAAACTGCGTGATGAGCAGTGTAAGTTTGTGGAAGACACAAAAAAATATTGCGAGTCGCATAAAAACGGTGAAGTCCTTTGGAACGCAAAACCGCGTTTTGGCAAAACGCTTTCCGTATACGATTTCTGCAAACAAGTCGGAGCGCGGAGCATTCTGATCGTCACGAACAGGCCCGCCATTGCAAATTCCTGGTATTCTGACTATGTGAAATTTCTTGGCGACGAGTCTGGCTATCGGTTTATCAGCACAACGGATTCTCTCAAAGGCAAGCCTTTTGTTCTCACCCGTGATGAATATTTGCGGAGCATCACCGACGATATGAAGGGTTACATCGAATTTGTAAGCCTACAGGATCTCAAGGGGTCAATCTATTTTGGCTCTGGCCTGCATCTTACAGACAAGCTCAAAGAAGTGCAGGATAACGATTGGGATGTGCTTGTCGTGGATGAAGCGCATGAAGGCGTAGATACTTACAAGACCGACGTGGCGTTTGATCATATTAAACGCAAATTTACGCTGCATCTATCCGGCACACCATTTAAGGCATTGGCCAACGATAAATTTGAAGAGCAGGCTATCTTTAACTGGACGTATGCCGACGAGCAGGCGGCAAAGCGTGATTGGGACAGCTCCAGTGAAGAAGAAAATCCCTATGAAAGCCTCCCAAAGCTCAATTTATTTACATACCAGATGTCCGAGATCATCAAGGACGAAATCGAGCAGGGCGTTGATATCAACGGCGAAACGGAAGAATACGCCTTCGACTTGAATGAGTTCTTCGATACCAAGAACGGAAAGTTTGTGCATGAAAGTGCCATCGATAAATTCCTCGATGCGCTGACAACGCAAACAAAATTTCCGTTCTCCACCGAGGAACTGCGCAACGAGCTGAAGCATACTTTCTGGCTGCTGAACCGCGTAGACAGTGCAAAGGCTCTCGCGGCAAAGCTGCAGGATCACCCGGCGTTTGCGGAATACAAAATCGTATTGGCAGCCGGAGACGGCAAACTGGATGATGCCGATGAAACAGCGAAGTCCTTTGATCGGGTAACAGAGGCAATCAAAAGCAACGATAAAACCATTACGCTTTCTGTCGGACAGCTCACCACCGGCGTCACGATCCCCGAATGGACTGCTGTACTGATGCTCAGCAACGTCAGAAGCCCTGCGCTTTATATGCAGGCAGCGTTCCGTGCGCAGAACCCATGCATGTTCTCTGACGGTAAACATTTCTATCGCAAGGAAAATGCGTATGTATTGGACTTTGACCCGGCGCGGACGCTGACCATCTTTGAGGAGTTCGCAAATGATCTCTCCTCCAATACTACAAATGGGCGCGGCGATAGCGAAACAAGGAAAGAAAATGTCCGCACACTGCTGAACTTCTTCCCCGTTCTCGGTGAGGATGAGAATGGCGAAATGATCGGGCTGGATGCGGAGAAAGTTCTCTCCATACCCCGGAAGATAAAGTCGCAGGAAGTCGTTAAGCGCGGCTTTATGAGCAACTATCTGTTCCAGAACATTTCAAATATTTTCGGCGCACCGCAGGAAGTCATCGATATCATTTCAAACTTCACTCCTGTTCAGGAGCCGAAAAATCCGGTCAATGTAACGCCTGAAACCGCTGAGGAACTCTCAATCGACGAAAATGGCGATGTTAATCTGGATGATGACTACGTCATCGGCGTTTCCTCCGAAATATTCGGCGATAAGATTTACGGTACCATTGAAGGTGAAATACAGAAAGCCGTCGATAGCGCGCACGCCGCAGACAGCGAAGAAGCTGGTCGGAGCAGCATTGACCAGTTCAAGGATGCGTTCAAGGCACAGACAGTCAAAGGTATCGTGGATATTGCAAAGGAACACTATGCTGATGACATCCGCGCCTCCGATAAGAAGCAGATCGAGCGCGATTTGAACGGCAGATCCGAAAAAATCATTGATAAGGTGTTCACCGATTATGAGATCCAGCGCCGCATTATTGAAAAGGAGCACCGCGAAGCGCTGGACAGCCGCGATGGAAATACGAGCGTGGAGGACGTCCAGCGGGAGTTCGAGCAACGGCAGATAAATGCAACCTCCAAGTTGCAAGAAGAACTGTCGGCCACAATTAATGACTTTGTAAAAGAAGCCAGTGAGGATGTTGTACGCACTGTCGAGACCAAGGTTAAGGAGCGTGAAAAGGACAGTATTGAGGATAAAATCCGCGATCACCTCCGTGGCTTCTCACGCACAATCCCGTCGTTCTTGATGGCGTATGGTGATAACACCGTTACATTGGCAACATTTGACTCCGTAATTCCCAATCAGGTGTTCGTGGAGGTTACCAGCATTACGCTGGATCAGTTCCGCTTCCTGCGTGACGGAGGCAAGTATACTGACACGGCAACGGGCGAAGAAAAAGAATTCCGGGGCAACCTTTTCGACTCCGTCGTGTTCGATGATTCTGTTAAGGAGTTCCTGCGCCTGAAAAAGAAGCTGGCTGATTACTTCGACGAGAAAAGTGTTGAAGATATTTTTGATTACATCCCACCGCAGAAAACAAACCAGATATTCACGCCGAAGATCATGGTAAAAAAGATGGTCGATATGCTGGAAGCAGAGAACCCCGGATGCTTTGATATGCCGGGCAAAACCTTCATCGACCTCTACATGAAATCCGGCCTTTATATCACAGAAATTGTGAAGCGGCTTTATCAAAGCGATGAAATGAAGAGCCTGTTCCCTGATAAGGAAGAGCGACTGAAGCACATCTTCGAGAAACAGGTTTATGGCCTTGCACCAACTGAAATTATTTACAAAATTGCCACAAACTATATCCTAGGCTTTGATGATGAAATTGCAATTACAAAGCACAATTTCCGTCAAGTTGACGCGCTACCTGCGGCAAAGGAAGGCAATCTGGGGCAGTTGTTGGATGAACTCTTTGGCGAAGACGCACCCATTGACAGCATTTAGAAAGTTCAGGCAGTAAAAAAACTTTCCGGCTACCACGGTCGGTAACCGGAAAGTTGCTGAAATGGGTTTAGAAGGTATCACCGTATTCCTCACGGAGTTGGGCTTCGGCTTTCTTGATCCGGTAAAGGAAGGTTGTGCGCGGGACGCCGATGATATCTGCAATGGCGCCGTCGGTATAACCTGCAAGGCGGAGTTCCCCGATGCGGCGTCCATCTGGAAGCAGCTCGTCAAGGCGTTTCAGAAGCTGCTCAAAGATGATGCGGTCGATCACGATAGAGTCGAGGTCGGCTGATTCATCTGGGTGGATATCACCCAATATCTCCTGCTCGTAGTCGAGCGAGAGGCTGTCGCCAGCAACGTGAAACCTGCAAGACGAACAGTCGCCTTCGCAAAGCCACCATTTGTTTCCGGCGCAGGAACAACAGTCGTGACGATGAGCCTTCCTGAAGGTGCTCCAGATGGGCTGATAGTAGGCGTCGTAAACGGCCTTGGTGACGGGGATGCGTTGCTTGGTGCTGGGGATGTAGATAACGTACTCTTTGGTTTGCTGCGAATTGTCATTGATTTGCATGATTTTTTCCTCCTGCGATTTTGTTGGGGAGATCACAGGAAGAAAAAGGCTCCTGTGATTTCCTCACAGGAGTCATTGAGAAGTAGCTCTTGTCGCCTTTCACGTAGGCGCTTTAGTCGCTTTTGTCGCTTTAGTAGGTATTTTGAAAAGAGGAGCCAATATGGAGAAAAACGAATACTACAGGCTGTGCGGCGGTACCTTCTTCGTATTGCTCGCCGATGCCAGAAAGCCGGCTCTCAGTAAAGCAGAATGCTATGATGGGAAGCGCAGCGGAACTACCGAACCGGAATTGCTTTTTGCTTTGGCAAAAGTGGTCACCCCGGATTTGCCAAAACCTATGGACACTGAAACGAGGACTATTAAAGACAACACGCGGGACTTTAAGGCGTGTATCAATTGGGGCGGCCGTTTTATCCGATTCGGCGATGCCGGTGTCAAAAAATCATTTGACGACAGAGTGAAACGGGCTTACCAAATTCCTCTCGCGGAAATGACGCACTGCGTTGATGATTTTCTCGATGTACATACAAGCACAAAAAAAGACGAGTACCTGATTAAGGCACTCGTCGAGGTGATAGCGCAGGATGAAAATATCGATCCCGGGCAGATTTTTTATGTTTGCGAAGACGGTTCCACGATGACAAAAGACCAGATCATTCATGCGGCGACAATCTGCGTACAGCCATTCTTGTTGGGCATCTGGCACTACGTCATCACCGGTATCGACGATAACCGTATTGGCGCGGATACCTATAACGAGTGGTGTCCATCACAAGGAGGGGCCGAAAGGTCATATATCGCTGCGATTGGTGAACACAGCACCCGATCGATACATCTTGAGTATTGTGATGTTGCAACGGATGAAAATGAAGATATACCGCTGGTCGACGCGGATGTGGTTGAGGACGACTCCGTGGGGGCCAATGGAGAAAAGCCGTCTGAAGATGATAGTAAGTCAGAGCCAAAGTCGGTTAAGCAAACCATTATGAACAACTACGGAAACGGTGTACAGATCGACACTGTTTCGGGAAATCTGACGATAAATATGAAGTGAAGGTGCGGATATGGCGGACAAGCTTCAAAATCCCAATGATAACAACAGTCTGTTGCCTCCGGGAACAACAACCTATAACAACTATGATAGAGGTGTTCAGGTCGGTCATGCTGACACCTTTGCGCCTATTTTGAATTTGATTCTGGCCGGCACCGCTGGTCAACAGCGTTCTGTCAACTCGGATTTCTATAATCTATTTGTAGGGTTTGAACCGTTCAGCAGCGACCATTTTCTTGTACCAAATGATCGTGTGTTATCTGAATACATAACAGATGATGTTCGCAGACGTTTTGCGGCTCTGGATGATGCTGCGATTTCCGAAATAAAAATGCTCCCGTCGATCATCGTTAAAGAATTCAGCAAGGGCTCCGGGAGCGATAAAAGCGCCGTGTTTGCCTTTGTTACAGACATAAGGGAACAGCAGAACGGCGTGCTGATCCATTTTCAGCGATATTATCCGATACCCGTAAAGGTGCTTCTGGATAATCCCTACGAGCTCGGTACAAACCGAGGCTTTGAATCATTCAGGACTCACTGGATGATAAAGAATATCAACCTATTACAAGTTTTACAAGACGCCGGTATTCAAATGTGGGGGTGAGCACGGCATATGACAGACAGAGATGAAAAATTACCGGTAGTCGCACAGCCGGCGGCCATGTCATTTCCGAATACTGCTCAGGCTTTGTTTATGAGTTAATTCGGGAAGACGATGAGAAAGTTGCCAAAGGACTCAGCGAAGGCGAACGGAACTTCATCGCATTCCTTTACTTCTACCACATGGTTATTGGCAGCCAGTCCGACGACGGTAGAACTACAAATAAGATCGTAGTCATTGACGACCCGGTATCCAGTATGGATAGTGGGAGTATGTTTACGGTTGCATCTCTTGTGCGCGATTTGATCGCCATCTGCTATAACAACTATAAGATGACAGAGCAGGGAAACAAGTATGACCATATAAAGCAGATATTCTGCCTCACGCACAACCCGTATTTCTTTAAAGAAATATCTTATAACCGTATTGCGGAGAATGAATGCGTCAATATTTACGAGCTTAAGAAATTGGAGGGTAATAAATCCGTCGTTACTTCATGTACTCACCCGGATGACTGTGTAGGCGGTGGCAAGGTCAATTATTCGCCAGTAAAAAACACCTATGATGCTCTTTGGGCAGAGTTCCGTACGGCACAGGACTCGCTGTCCTTGATTAATGTAACGCGGCGTATCTTGGAGTATTACTTCCTGCAGATATGTGGCTATTCCAGTGGGAACCTTCGGACAGACCTACTGGATAAGCATCAGACGGACTTTGAGACCACGCTTCCAGACGGCTCGGTTGATAAAACAGATTATAATCTGGCGTCTGCTATGATTGCGGTGCTAAACATCGGCGCGCGTGGATTTAACGACGGCTTGTACTTTGATATTTCTGCAACTCAGCCAAGCCAGATCAGAAGCGTGTTCAAAACCATATTTTTTGCAGCCGGCCAACAGCAGCATTATTACTTGATGATGAATCTACATTAG